GCGAACCGATGTTGGCGCTGCTCAGATTGATGACCGAAAAGTCAAACGAGCTGTTTGGCTTCGCGTTTGTGAACAGGGCGTCCATAAGCGCGCAAGTAGGCAGGGTGTAGTTAAGGGCCGAGCCGGGGGTGGTCGAGATGATACCCGTTGCGATCTGCGCGGCGGTCAGAGTGACCGCCGAAGTCAGACCGGACGTGATGTCACCCTGATCGCCAATGATGGGTTCACTAGCGTTGCCGTCACCAAGCTGATAGCCGCCGCCGGAGTTGGGAAGAGCCATGATATTCTCCTAAACAGTTAAAAGGGGAAAATCTGGGGCCGCAGCCCCAGAGAGAAGTGGTTAGCCCCACATACGCACGGCCATAGGCGCGCGAATCACGGAGTAGCCGTACAGAACGTCAATACGGCAAGGCATACGGTCATTGTTGATGTCGTACTGGCGAACAATACGCATCGAGATGCCATTATGAACCTGGCGAGAAGCCATATCCACACCCTGCGGCATAAGCAGATCGGCGGTGCCGAGCGTGATGGCGTTCTTGTTGTAGATCAGGTTCTGCGGGTAGGCAGTCGAAGCTGCACCAAGGAAGGTGACAGCAGCGTTGTCCGCCGGGAACGAATCCACAGTTGCTAGAGCCTGGCTGGATGTGTAGATCGGGGGCGAAATAGCCACGTCGGTCCAAGAACCGCTGGAAGCGGTGTTAGTGGCGGTGCAGACAAACTGCTGCAAACTGCCAGTGGTCTGACGGGTCTGCGGGTTAACCGCGTACACGTTAGCAATGGTGAACACGTCGCCAACCTTGACCGTAGCGGAGCCGGTGCCGCCATCAATGCTGATGAGGGAAGCGCCCTGCGTCGAGACAGCGCCGTTGACAAGAATCGTGTCCGTGGTGGAACGCGAGCCGGTCGTGTGCTGCACGATGGACTGAGACATGTTGACTTCATCATAGCCAAGAACCCCTTCGCCCATCATGCCGGTCTTGAACTGACGGCTGATCGTGCTGGTGGGGTTAAAGAAGCCCTTCATGCCTTCGACCAGACCGGCGTTGGCAGCAGGGTTCACAGTGGCATAACGCTGATCCATAGGAACGGCGTACTCGTTCAGCTTCTGCTGGGCCTGAAGCAGGACGAGCGAAGTGGCGGGGGTCGTGCCGGGGGTGCCAACCGAGCCGTAGATGCTCTGGTAGGCATTCGCCACGTCCGCGTCCACGCTGGCAGCAAGCTGGCTGACGCGGGGCTTCAGAACGCGCTCTGCGAAGTCATCCAACTGCATGGTGAGTTCGGCAGACGTGAAGTTCACGCCAATGTGTTTCTGGGTAGAAACAGCAAGGGTCGTGTACTGCTCGTTGTCATCCTGAACCTGAAGCGCAGCGCCGTTGGTGACGAGAGCGCGATCAGGAAGGCGGATACGCAGCGTGGAGCCAATCTTCGCGCCTTCGACGGCAAAGCTGTCATCGTACTGGCGGTTCACGTTACGCGAAAGCACCAGGTTGTTTTCGAGGATCTCCAAGGCTTTCCTGGTGATCATGTCGATTGTGAGAATGCTATTAGCCATTGGTCAGCCTTTCAGGCGTAGAGGGTTAGCGGAATTTCGATGCTTCCAGCTTCTTCATCTGTCGCGCCCGGTCTGCGGCAATCCATTCTGACGTGGTCATTGTTTTGATGGACCGGGGGTCAGTGGTGTCGAAGGCGGGAGCGCCACTGCTACGAGCAGTGACAGGCGAAATAGGCGTGGGCGCACTCGAAGATTTCTTGACCGGAGGATTTGAAACCAGAGTGGCTTCAATTCTACCAATCTCCTTGGCCTGCAAGATAGGCGACAAACGGGATATGCGGTCTGCTTCTTTAGGGTTGGACCCAAGATAGTACGCTACATCAGGCCCAACATCAGAGGTCTGGATTGTCTCGGCCATAACGGTCGTGATGCGGAGGTTGGGGTTGTATGCGACCTGTTCAAAGTCATCATATTTGCCCCGCGCATCCTCTTCGCGGTCGTGGTAGGCTTCTACATATTCAGATCGCTGCTTTTGAACTTCCCGTTCCCGTAGCATCTGTTCGGCGTATGCTTTCGCATAGGTTTCGACCGAATCAAACTGATCAGGTGGCGGTAGTTCAGAAGGCGCAGTGGGGGCAACCCGTTGGGCTTGCTCCCGTTCCCATTTACGCTGCTCTCTTGCGAGGCGCTTGCCGACTATGGCGTCCAATTCTTCTTGTGTGAAAGATTTGGGCGTTTCAGTCGTTTGATCTTCCGGCCTTGTAGTTTCAGCAATAGGAGCCGCCGTAGCTTCCGATTCTGACGCGGCCACCGAGGTGTCCGCTGGGGTAAGCATGTTGTCGTCGTTCATGGGTTACTCCGAGGAGTGCCTGGCTACCGGCCAGTCGGTTAAGCAGAAAGGCGAGCCACTTTCTCTTGGAACGCCTTCACACGAGCCTCAAGGGCCTGCGTATCGTTTGCCAGCGCGGCGGCGCGGGCGTCAAGTTCGGTGGCGCGAATTTCAAGCGATGCAGTTGTTGCAGCTTGACGAGCGTCGTTTGCATTCCATGAAGCTTCGCGGCGGCTAAGAAGCGCGTCGCGGTCCGCAGCAGCGGCGTCTGATTTGGCTTTGGCCTCATTAAACATATTTTTGTCGAGTTTTAACTGAGACGCCATTCGTTCCGCGTCAGCTTGCGCCATACGAGCGGATTCCAACATGTCTTTTGACGCAGATCTTGCATCCGCAAGCTCAATTGCGGCTTGCTTGCGATCCGTTACCGCCTCTTCTACGGCAGTTAACGACCCCTGCCGAATTACCAGTTCATCGCGGAGCGCCGCCAACTGAGCCAGATCTTTGGGGAGCTGGTTGGTGAAGTAATTCAGATAGTCCATTGGGGAGTTGTCCTGCGAGACGTTCATGGGGCTACCTTTAAGCGTAATAACTGATGTTAAGCTTGGCCCCGCCTACCTGCTCAATAAACCGGATCATGGTAAGATCGCCGTCATACTGAAGCGTCACACCAACCGCAAGCGGCATACCTACGGCAGTGGTAGGGGCGGTATTGTCGTCACGCCAGCGCACAGCCTGGCCTTCGGGAGTAATAAGGGCGATGACGGGACGGCAATTCAAGCCGTTTACGTCGGTAGCGGGTACAGTCAGCGCCGTGGAAGCACTGAGGGATGTGATCTGCTGATAACCCAATCGAGTTGTAATGGCCTTCAGATTGACCGACATCTATATTCTCCTAGGTTCCGTGAAGGACCGAATTTCGATCCAATATTGCGATACCGTAGCGACTGGCGCTCCCGAATACGTTATGTTCACGGCCTGCCCTGACAGGGAGTATATGCCGTTTTGAGGCGAAAGCAACCGGCTCTTTGTCAAGACCGCATTCTGGCCGGTAACAGTGTATGCACCATAAGAGCTTGTCAGCACCCGTCCACGGACTAACGTAATGGACTGACCTGTGAGGGTGTACGACCCAAACGAACCAGTCAACGCCCGGTTGCGGTAGATGATAGCCGATTGACCGGTCAGGCTGTACGATCCCGCAGACGCGGTCAGCGCCCGGTTGCGGTAGAGGATAGCCGATTGACCGGTCAGGCTGTACGAACCAGCGGATGCGGTTAACACCCGTCCAGTCCCTACATAGGTAATAATTACGCTTTGGCCGGTCAGCGCGTAGGAACCGGCGGATGCCGTTAATGTGTATGCGCCGTATACAATATCCCCGCCGGAGATTGGCCCCGCCGAGATTGGTGTTGAAGCTATACCAAAGGATTGAACGGCCATTTACGGTTCGATCAGATAGCGGTTGAATTGTTCATGTCGTCCTGCGTCATGACCCAAGCATAGCATTTTGACAGGAAATCCGCACCAGCCATTGCTTCAATGGTTGCCAAGGGCGTGTGGTAGCGCCGAAAGTCAACGTCGCGGGTGTCGTCGTTCTGCGGGGCGGTGGCATACCCGGCAACGTCGATCATGACGTGAAACTTAGGGGCATCGCCACGCATACGCGACACGGAGGCGGTGGCGATGCGAAAGTACGCGCCCGCAAAGGGGACGCCATACTGCGAGGTGGCGAGATCGACCTGAATAGCCATGTTGGCCCCTTATGCGTAGGTAAGTTCAGAAGTTTGCAACGTGCAAACCCAACGGATATTGGTGGCCGTTTTTGCCCCACTTGTAACCGCCATACATTTATTTGTGTTGTCAGCAGTCAAAGTCGGCGACGTTGTCAATCCGATACTATCGGTGCCGATCAACGTCAAAGTCGCAGTTGGAACGGTGAGCGTGCCAGCGTTATTTACAACGGTTGCTGATATTGTGTAGGCAGCAATATTGGCAGAGCCAGTCTGTTTACCGATCAGGGTTCCCGTAACAGCAAACACTTGATTTGACGCAGCGATAAGCTGGTTTGTTGACCCAGCAGTGTTAGCATCAGATGTCAAAACAACAGTGGAGCCCGTTGTAGAGGCACGAAGAGCCAAAACCCCGTATTGCGCGTCTCCAGAAGCCGCAAAATACCCGCCTGCTTGTGCGTATTTGCCAATCACATTGGAACTTGAACCGCCTCCAATAGCAATCGAATACTTCTGCAAGGCGTTTACGCCATCACCGATGGCTATTGAACCACCACCATTTGCGGTAGCGCCGCCTAAATAATAATTAAACCCAAGAGCTATTGCGCTTGTGGAGCCTGAAATGGCTCCTTGGCCTATAGCCAACCCGTAGGTTCCGGCACTGCTTGTATTTCCAATAGCAATTCCGTATTGCCCAGTTGCTTTTGCCGTTTGACCCATTACTACGGTATTAGCGCCAGTTGCCCCATAGGTGCTGGTGTTATTGGCAACCGCCGCCGCAAACGAGTCCGTGCCGGAGGCGTAGGAACCACCAAGGGCCATCGCACTTGCGCCAGTGACGGCTTGAGAAGCTGTTCCGCCAGAGTTAACTCCAATTGCGACAGCATAGTTTGACGAAGCTGTTGTCGCTGATCCAAGGCTGATTGAAGATGTTCCCGATGAAGTTGAACTTCCACCAATAGCAAGTGATTGTGTCCCACTTGCAGTTGCAGACACATTAATTGCAACAGAATTGTTACCCGTTGCAGATCCCCGGCTGGATGTTGAATTAATGTTTTCAGCGTACCCGCGCATTGTTTTTTTATCGCCGGTCTGCCAGTTCGTGCCATCGCAGACAATTTGAGTGCCTTCTCCACGGTTAAGCACAAGTGTAGCAACGCCATCAATGGTTTCAGTGCTATTTGGATCAATCGTAACCGTCATTGCAGTTGTGGTCGTATTGTTCCAGACCCAAACGTTAAAACCTGAACCCAATGTAGCCGCAGCAGTCAGCGAAACCGTGAAGCTGGTCGCGCCAGAACAGTTGATGATTGTGCCAAGATCGCCAGAGACAACCGTGTAGGCAGCGGTTTTGCTGCTGATTGTATATGTCGCGCCACCACCCCCAGATGGGGTAGCCCATGTAGCGTCTCCACGCCAAAAAGTAGTGGCGGATGCGCTAGTTCCAGAGTTGAGGTTGGTGACGGGTAAATTGCCAGTGACGCCTGTGGTCAAAGGCAACCCGGTAGCGTTTGTAAGCGTAGCGGAAACCGGCGTACCAAGAGCTGTGGCGTTACCAGAGCTATTTAGCTGAAGGGTTCTGCTGGCGGCTAGGGTTGTGAAGACATCTTTAGTGCCTGCCGAGAATGTCACTGCCGTATTTGAGTTGGACGAGCTGATAACCGTGGTACGGGCAAAGACGTTGGCGCTGGAATAGGTTCCAATGCCAACTTCC